CGAATCGGACAGGCTGCCCATGTTGACCCACGCACCGTCAATAGCCGCGCCCAGCTCATCGAAACGCTCCGCGCTGGTGCCGAGCATGGCGTTCACGGACTTCAGGTCTACCTTGTTGAATATCTCATTGAGCGCCTGGGTCTGCTCCTCCTGCGTCAGCGAGGAGAGAGCGCCGTTCAGATCGCCGAAGGTCTCATTCAGCGGACGCAGGTTGCCTTCCGCGTCGAATGCATCGACGCCCAGGGCCTTCAGTTGGGCCGCCGCTTTGTCCGTGGGGGCGGACAGGGACAGGATCATGTTGCGGAGGGCCGTTCCGCCTTCTGCACCCTTGATGCCGTTGTCCGCAAGGACGCCCAGAGCCATACTCAGCTCTGTCGTGCCGCCGGACAGGTTCTTTGCGGTGCCGCCTACCGTGAGGATCGCATCGCCAAGCTGCTGGACGCTGGTGTTTGACTTGGAGCTCGCCGCCGCCATCTTGTCTACAAGGTCAGCGGTTTCCCCCATTGACAGCCCCAGCGCAGACTGGGCGTCCGTCACCATGTCCGACGCGGCCGCCAGATCAATGCCGCCCGCCGCTGCCAGGTTCAGCACGTTTGGCAGCATGGTCATGGATTTCTCGGCATCGTAACCGGCCAGAGCCATGTAGTTCAGCGCGTCAGCTGCTTCGGAGGCGGAGAACGCTGTGTTTGCGCCCATCTCCTGCGCAAACTCTCGGAGCTGGTTAAAGTTCTGGCTTGCCTCAGAGGTGGCGTCGTTCAGCTCCGCCACAGAATAGCCCATTGTAGCGGCTACCTGGGACATGGACGAATCGAAGGCCATCCCCGTGTTGACGGAGGCGGCAGCGAAGCCGCCAACGGCCACAGTAGCGGCAGTCAGGCCGATTGCCGCCACTTTGCCGATGCCCTTTAGGATGCCGCCCAGCTTTTCAAATTTGCCGCCGGTATTCTCCGCCGCATCGCCCAGATTTTCAACATCTGGTCTGGCGCCGTTCGCCGCGTCGCCTACATCGTCCGCTGCGTCTGCGGCCTCATTTGCTCCGCGGACAAAATCAATGAACCGGCTCCTGGCGTGGTCTATCGCCCCGCCAAGGCCGTTCTTGATGGTCTCTATGGGATGAGTGAACCCTTCCTTGATGCTGCTCGCCCCGGACACCACGCTGTCCTTGATGCCCGTCATCTTGGTGACAATATTCTCCTTGAGGTCGGTCACCCTTTCGCCAATATGGGTGATGGCCCCGCCCACGCCGGAGCGGAGAGACGAGGAGAGGCTGTTGCCGCTGTCTATCCCAGCGAGGAATGACTTGCGGAAGACAGAACCGATGCCGCCGGCGTCGTCTTCCAGGTCTCCGATATCATCAGTCAGGTCACGGATGTTGCGTCTGGCCTGTTCCACATCAACATCAATGTCGATATCGCCAGCACCGTCCCCGAGGTTTCCAATATCATCGGACAGGTCTTGCAAATCAGAACGGGCCCGGTCTGTGTCAATATCAATCTCAATATCGGGCGGGTCCTGGCCGAGGTTGGTAACGCGGTCTTCCAGATTTTGAACATCGGTCTGCGCCCGCTCGGTATCGACTTCAATGTCAATGTCTGCGGATCGTTCGCCAAGGCTGCCGATGTCGCCGGTCAGTTCCCGGATACTTTCCTCGGCCTGGTCAGTATCTGCGTCTACGGTGATGTCTGTACCATCAGCGCCGGACTGAAGGTCCCCGATGTCACCCGCAAGATCACGGATGTTTTCGGACGCCTGTTCAGTATCAGCGATGATGTCCACACCACCCGCAGCCTCGGCCCGCAGCGTACCAAGCATCCCCATGAGGTTACGGATACCTGCCTCGGCTTGTTCTGTAATTGCTCTTATGGTTATGCCATATGATAAACTGCGGGCCTCATCCACAAGTCATCCCCCCTTTCTTCATTCGTTTTTTCTGGGTTTCTTGTTCCACACGGTCTGCCAAAGGAGCCGGGCCTGCTCCGCTTCAGCGAACTCCGCCAGATCCATCTCCTTGAGTTCAGTGTAGCTGATGCCACCCATGCAGAACACCATGCGCCAGAAGTGTTCTTTACGTTGCGCTCTTTTCCGCGCCTCCGCTGGGTTTATCTCGCTCCGACAGAAAGTTCTCGATCTCGCGCACCAGTTCGGTGGGGGTGGTGATGTCGTCCTGCTCGTCAAAGAACTTCAGGCCATGCTTGGCGACCTCGGTGGGAGCGATGACGCAGCCCTTGATGAGGGAGTCGGCATACTTCGCCGTGTTCTTCCGACCGCTGGCGGGGCGGACATACAGGTCCGTCAAATTGGTATACCAGGAGAAGTTTGCGCTCTGGAGCGTGTACTCCACATCGTTCACGATAACGGTTTTCTGTCTTGCCATGGTAAAACCTCCCATATAATTTTGAGTGCGGGACCGAAACGGTATCACGTTCCGGCCCCGCCTGCTGTATTTGTGACTGCTGTGCTTCCCGGCCTTCATCACATGATGAGGATGTCGGGGATCAGGAACACGAACTGAACGTCCGGGGCGTCCTTGCCGCGCACGATATCGGGCAACTTCTCCACCATGCAGTTCTGGGCAAAGAAAATCTTGCCGTTGTCGTTGGCGTCCGTGATGGCGAGGTTCGCCTGGACGCTCTTCTCGGCGCACTGCTCCAGGTAGGGGATGTCCGGGGACTCCTGCTGGAGCGTGATGGTCAGCTTTCCGGCCTTGTTTGCGTTCATGATGTAGGTGGTGTCGCCCTTGACGCCCTTTTTCATCGAGTGGTTGGCCTCGTCACGGGCCAGCGTGAACAGGCTATCGCCGAACATACGCAGCTGTCTGCCGTTGTAGGCGACGTTCACTTTCAGCGGGTCATAGTTCTTCAGCATAGCTTTTTACCTCCTCATTAGAGCGTTGCCCGAAGGACGCCCTTGGTCTTGACCTGATGGACGGCGCCGCACAGCAGGGCCTCCCAGGTGATGTCGGGCATGACCCGGTTCCGGCGCTGCTCCTCCGTGCTCTCCGCGTACTTCGGGATATTCACGGTGAAAATGCCAGCCCTGCTCTCCTGGTCACGGGCCACGATGTTGTGATCCTCGTCCGCCGCCTCAGCCAGAGCCTGCAGCACCGCTGTGGCAATGAGGCCAAAGCCGGCGTCGCTGTAGTCAATGTTGGCGTTCTCCAGCAGGATGTCGTAAAGCAGGTCCCGCATCCGCTTGGCGATCCAGTCGCCGCCCAGCACCACATCGATGAACTCACCGTTGAGGCAGACGCCCTCCTTGACGTACTGGCGCTTGTACTCCTCAGTGAGATAGTTGACATGGTTCTCGTTGAGCTGGTTGCGCTGGCCCTCGGTCAGCTTGGGCCGACTGATGAGCTTCGTGCCCTCGCTGGTGGCGGCGTTGCCGTCCTGCGGCCTCTTGAACTTCCAGGTCACGTTCTTCGGATAGAACGGGCCGACGTTGCCGGTGTAGGAGGCGTCGGGCTCCTCGCTGAGGTACTTCTCCTCGGTGTAGATGACAGCGGCGCGCGCGGTGTTGTCGGCGAAGTCGAGGTCGCTGGTCTGGCCCATGTAGAACTTCCGGTGATCCTCCACGCCGGTGCCAAGCTCCGCCTCAGTGGGCTCACTGGCCTCGGCGAACTTTGCCAGAGCCTTGACGAACTCCGGCTCGTCCCGGTCGGTCATGAAGTAGTACCAGTCGTTGTCCTCGTCCCGCTGGAACTCCTGGATAGTCTCGATGAGACTGTCAGCGGCGGTCATGGCGTCTTTGCCGTTGGTGAAGGTCTTTTTCCCGGTGGCAACGAACTCCTGAGACATAGCCTCGTCCAGGAAGATTTCAATGCGCTCAGGAATGGAGTCGGTGCTGCCGCCCTCGGTGGCGGTGAATGTGACCACGGTACCCTTCACCGTGGCGGCATAGGTCTTGCCGCCCTTGCTGAATGTGGCGCCCTTGAACTGCGCCGCCAACTTCGCGCCGTCTGCGACCTCGACCTTTGCGGTCAGGGTGACCACAGCACTGTCATCGCCGCCGATCCGCACATAGAGTTTCTGGTTTGCGGCAGGGGGGTCAAAAGCGAACACATCG